TGTGTTATTATTTAGCTATCAATAACGAAAGATTAGAAACCGAGGGAGGGCTGCATAGACGAATTGTTGGAATGTTGAAAGACAAGCCTCGCAATGCTTATCGAAAGCTGTCATATGCAATCTATGAAACACCTTATCACGATTTTGGGTTCTGCGTTGCCCATACTAACGTAGTTCAAGAAAACCAAAAAACTCTTGACAAGCTAGAGCAAGAGTGATACATTAGATGCTGTGGAACGCACAGTATACTTTACAAACAAATAGGAGAAAAAACCAATGTCAATCAACATGGAACTAATGAGAAAAAAGCTTGCCGCACTACGTGGCGAGGGAACCAAGGATGCAACGTCTGTTTGGTTCAAGCCAGATGAGGGCGACACTGATATTCGTATTGTGCCGACCAACGATGGCGACCCCTTGAAGGAAATGTTCTTCCACTATAATGTTGGAGATCACAAGGGAGGCATCATGTGCCCGAAGCGGAACTTCGGTGACGAGTGCCCAATTTGCGAATTCGCTTCCAAGCTTTGGCGCGAGGGAGTTGACAACAACGATGAGGAAAGTAAGAAGCTTGCAAAGAGCCTCTTTGTGCGAACCCGCTACTTCTCTCCAGTCGTTGTTCGAGGTCGAGAAGATGAAGGAATCAAGGTTTACGGCTACGGTAAACAGGCCTATGAGCTTCTTCTTGGATATATTCTCGATCCAGAATATGGTGATATCACAGACTCCAAGGAGGGGACCGATATCACCCTTACCTACACCAAGCCTAATAAGCCTGGTGCATATCCACAAACGAGTCTAAAGATGCGTCGAAACACATCCACCTTGTTGGAAGATGCAGAAGCGATCCCCGCCCTCCTTGATCGCATGCCCGACTTTGACGGACTTTTTGAACGTCTTAGCACCCAACAAGTCGATGCCATCTTAGATGAGCAACTTTCTGGTGATACGTCTGCAGAAGGTCGCTCGTCTGAAACAGCCAAATACGGTCCCTCCAACGGTAAGAGTAGTGTTGACCGAGCATTTGATGAATTGATGTCTGGCTAAAGTAAATAGACTCTTGTGTCACCGATGGCAGGCCGGGATAAAAAATAGTCTGCCATATTTTTACCAATGAAGGAGATATAGTATGTTAGATTGGTTAAAGGCCGCTTGGGCCAGTTGGAGAGTTAGGGTAGCTGTGGTGGGAGGAACACTTGTTGTTGCGACCGCATATGGGACATGCTCTTTTGACCCGCAAACGGTTTCAGAGGCTGAAGTTGTTCCTGTTTCTGGAACCGTAACAACCGAAACGGTCGAAGCAGTTGATGAGACTACTACTGAAACTGAGACTACCGAGACTACTGAAACAACCGCAACAGAATAAGCTGCAGCCGCTGGCAGACCGGTGTAAAGTCTGCCGCTTTTAATTTTTTATGGAGGGCCCATGGCCAAAAAAGCAAAACCAAAGGCAGGTCGTGTTGATATGCAAGATCTGATGAAATTAGTGAACAAGAAGGCTGGTCGCAATGTTGCACACGATCTAACAGGCGACAACCCAACTTCTGTCAAGGAATGGATTCCTACAGGCTCTCGGTGGCTTGATTCAATCATCTGCAAAGGCCAAGTTGCAGGCATTCCAGTCGGCAAGGTTACTGAGATTGCTGGACTAGAAGCAACAGGCAAATCTTACATGGCTGCACAGATTGCAGCAAACGCTCAGAAACAAGGTAAATTGGTTGTATATTTTGATTCCGAGTCAGCAATCGACCCAACTTTTTTGGAGCGCTCTGGGTGCGATTTGAACCGTTTAATGTATGTTCAAGCATCCTCTGTCGAGTTTGTTCTAGAGACTATCGAAGAACTTCTTGGGGCTACTGATGAAAAGCTTGTCCTTATCTGGGATTCACTGGCATTTACACCATCAATCTCTGACGTTGAAGGTGACTTCAACCCACAATCGTCAATGGCTGTTAAAGCACGTATCTTGGCTAAAGGAATGTCGAAGCTGACTATTCCACTGGCAGACAAGCAAGCTACGTTTATTGTTCTTAACCAGTTAAAGACAAATATTCCACAAGGCCCAAATGCACGAATTGTTGCTATGACAACTCCTTACATGACGCCCGGCGGCAAGGCAATGCATTACGCATATTCGTTGCGTATCTGGCTCACTGGTCGGAAAGCAAAGTCTTCATTTATTGAAGATGAAAAGGGCTTTCGAATTGGCTCGGAGGTTAAGATAAAGCTGGAGAAATCACGCTTTGGTTCACAAGGTCGCTCATGTGCGTTCCGCATTCTATGGGGAACTAATGAAATTGGTATTCGAGATGAAGAGTCTTGGTTTGATGCAATTAAAGGATCCGAGAGTCTAACATCTGCCGGCGCATGGTATACTCTATCCACAACAGATGGATACACAAAAAAGTTTCAACCATCCAAGTGGACCGAACTGGTAACAAATGACAAAGAGTTCAGAAGCCGCGTCATTCAGATTATGGATGAAGAAATTGTTCAGAAGTTTGATAAACGAGAGGGTGATGCTAGCGCATATTACGAAGATCAAGACGATCTTACTGTGCCTGTTAAAGAATGAGTAAAACGCATCACGACATATGTGGAGCATGCGAAAAAGTCCCACTAGAATATACGCCCGAAGGTTTTCCGCAACCAGGCGAGATTGCAGAGAGGATTTTATCTAAAAATCCCGATTGGGCTAGGCTACATTACATGATTTCTATGGCAATATCGCGCCGAGATAAAATGTGGTCTGAATATAAAAAAAGTGGTTGACTTTACCCTTCGGATTGTTTATAATAAGATATAATCATGAAGGAGGGTTATTCATGCGAAACTACGGATATGCTTGCATCAACATGGGGTTTTCAAATCGTCCCAAGTCGCAACGCATCACAACTAACAGAACAATGATCAAGCGAACGTTCTTCGAGAAAGGTATTGGGTATGCGTCCGAACTTGCTCTGCAGAACGTGCGAGATCTCTACAAGATTCTACAATGGAATCTGGAAAACGACATCTACTTCTACCGTCTGTCATCGGATATTATTCCGTGGGCCAGCGAGTATGAGATGGAGGAATTACCAGACTACAATCAGATTCTTGCAGCCTGCTTGAAAGCCGGCAACTTTGCCCGTGAACATGGCATGCGCCTTACATCACATCCGGGGCCATTCAACAAGTTGGCATCACCGAAGGAGCGTGTGTTTCAACTTACATACAAGGATCTCAAAGTGCATGGTGATTTGTTCGACATGATTGGCCTGCCACGCACACCATATGCCAAGCTCAATATCCATGTCGGCGCCGCCTATGGTGACAAGCCATTTGCTCTTGACAACTTCTGTCGTAACTTTGAACGCCTACCAGAAAATGTCCGGTCAAGATTGACAGTTGAAAATGATGACAAAACTTCACTATACTCAACACTTGAATTGTATGAAGGCGTATACAAGCGAATCGGCATACCTATCGTGTTTGACTATCATCATCACATGCTGCATCCCGGCGGTCAAACTGAGCAAGAAGCATTGGAACTTGCACTGTCCACGTGGGGTGATATCAAGCCAGTCGTGCACTACGCAGAGTCACGCTCTATCGAGCACAACAATCCTAAAATCAAACCGCAAGCACACTCTGATATGATTCGTAATCCTTTTGATGATTATGGCAATGAATTTGACGTTATGATTGAGGCTAAACACAAAGAGCTTGCATTATTGGAATATCGTGATATAATGAATAAACAAAGGATAGCAGTATGAAATTTTTAACCAACTTTTTCAACAAAAGAAAACAAAACAAAATTGCCAATAAAATAGCTGATCTACAAGAGCAGGCAATGATTTATCAACGCAACGGTAATTTACGGGCCTTAGCTTATGTTATGGAACAAATTGCAGAATTGGAGAAACAAATCGATGAGTGAAGGAATTAAACGAGTATTAATTGTAGATGCATTAAATGCATATCTGAGAGCGTATATTGTAGATCCATCTGTGTCCACCAATGGCCAACCAATTGGTGGCCTTAAGGGTTTTATTAAAATTCTTCAAAAACTTGTGCGGTTGACCAAGCCCAATGCAATTGTGGTTTGTTGGGATGGGCCAAATGGTTCCAAGAAACGCAAGACAATGGACAAAAATTACAAGCAAGGAAGGAAACCTATTAGGCTAAACCGCTCAGTTCACAATCTTACAGACGACGAGGAACTGCAAAACAAAATTTGGCAACAAGGAAGGGTGGTTGAGTATCTTAATAACATGCCGATTATTCAGACGATGTTGCCTGAGATTGAGGCCGATGATGTGATTTCACATGTCTGCTCTCTTGGTCACTTTGATAACTGGCAAAAGATCATTGTATCTAACGATAAAGACTTTATGCAGTTGTGCGACGAAAAGACTGTTCTATGGCGACCTGTTAAGGATGAGATCTTAAACTCTAAACGCATTGTGGAGCAAACTGGTGTCCATCCAACCAACATGGCACTTGCACGTGCAGTAATTGGCGATGCTTCTGACAATCTTCCAGGTGTAAAAGGAGCAGGATTCAAGACTATTGCAAAGCGAATTGGGTTCTTGTCAGAAGAAAAAACATACACAATCGATGATATAATTCAACATTGTGAAGAAAAATTAGAAAACAGTAAACTGAAGTTTTTTTCTAATGTAGTAGAGGCAAAGGATCTAATTGAGCACAATTATAAAATGATGCAGCTTTATGCCCCTCAAATGTCAATTCAAGCTAAGATACATGTTAAAGAATCTGTAGAAAATTTTGAGTGTGATTTCAATAAAACAGAGATTCTGAGGATGATGCGTGAAGATGGATTTGGTGAGTTAAATTGGGAAGAACTTAAGGCTCACTTAAACAAGATTTCTATCGATTGTCTTGACGACGCAACAGAATTATTCTAATTTTGTGATTGACTTTAGGACCGATTAGGTTATACTTATAAACACCAAGCGAGGGCACACATGAAAGCAGAAAAAGTAAACTTTGGGAGGTATGGAAAAGCCTTCCAAGAGGGACTTGTTCAGCTTATCTTTCAAGATCGACCATTCGCAGATCAGATCACTGAAGTGCTCGACGCTAACTTCATTGAGTTAGAATATCTGCGCGTTTTTCTTCAAAAGATGCTGCAATTCCGACACCGATATGGCAAACATCCATCAGTGGATGCTATGCTCACAATCATCAAGACAGAGCTTGATGAAGAAGACGACATTATTCAAGAAAAAGTGCAAGATTACTTTAGTAGGATGCACAAGCGCGAACTCACAGATATTGATTATATCAAAGAAATATCACTTGATTTTTGTAGAAAGCAAAACTTAAAAGAAGCCATGATGACTTCAGTAGGTTTGCTTCAAAACTGTTCTTTTGATGAGATTTCAAAAGTTATTAACGACGCCTTGAAGCTTGGTTCTGAAAACAATTTCGGCTATGATTATATGGCTGATTTTGAAGAGAGGTTTACACCACGATTCAGAAATCCAATGACCACTGGGTGGGCTGATATCGATAACATAACTGGTGGTGGTCTTGGTAAGAGTGAACTGGGGGTTGTTATCGCACCAACTGGCGCTGGTAAATCGATGGTGTTGGTGCACCTTGGAAGTCAGGCGCTCAAGGAAGGTAAAACAGTTGTCCATTACACTCTAGAGTTACAAGATACTGTTATAGCCACCAGATATGATAGCTGCATAACAGGATATCCACTATCAGACATTATTAATTTTAAAGAGGAAGTTTATGAAGAAATTAAAGACATTGAAGGATCGCTTATTGTTAAAGAGTATCCGACTAAATCTGCCTCCACAAATACAATC